ACTAACTGGATGTCATTGATTACTTTCATCGATTATTATAAGTTTTTAAACTAACTGAAAAGTATTTTTTACATTCCTGACAATGCATATTCGCCAAAACAGATCCACTTGCTAAAATAATAGGTTTATTTAGATAAGTTTTTTCACATCCGCATTTCGGACATGAACAGGAATCGTTATCCATAAATCTGCCGATATGTGTTTTTGGTTTAGCGAATCCTTCTAACTTTAGATATACTTTTTCTAATAGTTCCACATCCCTTTTACAGTATTCAACCATCAATGTCATAGCTTTACTGCTATTTCTTTGAATGATGTCATGCCATAATTGTATACCTCCAGTATCTTTCTTACCACCGAATCCTAAATACTTGCCGATAGCATCTAATCTGTTGGATGGGAAGTTAAATTTTTGGCGTGAAATCTTTAGTGTATCGATAGATTTAAACTCAGGTAGTGACTTATGACCATGAATTAAACATCGTGTTCTAATCCACTTTAAATCGAATCTATCCGAATTGTGACCAACTACTTCATCACTATCGTTGATAATCTCAACAAATTTCTTTATCATCTCTTTATCGCATCCTTTATTCCATTTCAGATGGTATATCTTTGGACTGCCTTCATACTTGTAACAGATACAAATAATTGCACTATCGTTAAGTACCTGGTCGTATGTTATAGATGTTTTGAATGATGGTCTCCAAAACCAACCGATCATGTAGGATGTTTCAATATCGAAGAATACTCGTTTAAAATGTCCCATATGTTTTGTATTGGTTTAAGCAAATGTACTCTTTATTCCTTTGGTTGATTGTTTTTCTTTATTGCTTCGTATGTGGTCATTCCCAAAGCTACAGAAACAAAAGCGAAATCTAATGCCAATATCTCACCCACATATTCCCACTTATCACTCTGAAACCATTTGATATGTAGCACTACAACCATAACGATAATGACAAAAGCAGAAATCTTACGAGCAGAAAATCCGTTTGCATTTGTTTTAAAAGAATCTAAAAGATTGTTGATTATTTCCCTAAGTTTTTCCATATCTTTGACTTTTCTATTATTAAAGCAAGTACCTGAATCAACAGGTTACCTAATTGGTTAACTTTATGGAAATTGTTATTAGCTTTTTTATTTTATTACCACTACCATATTCCTATTCTGACCTTGTCTAAAAGAGATATGTATCCAGGTGTAATCGTATTCATTGATAAGCTGATCAAAGACTAAGTTAGCTTTGCACCAATCGAATAACTTTTTATTCTCCGCTTTGCTTCCTGCGGTCAGATCAATTGCTTCACCTTTACAATGCTGACTGGACAAACTTCCATTGACCTTTTGATTCAGAAATGTATTTCTAAAGAATGAATTGATCTTTATAGGTTTCCCATACCATTTGCGTAATGGTTCAAAACAAGCATTTGCAACAATTCTCATCGCAAACAACTGATGTTCTGTAGGTATGTTCTCAATACCGAATCTAATAGCTGTTGGTGATTGTGTAGCTTCGTTATAGCTGATATGGTCTGATATATCATTCATCGCCCTTGTGCCTTGTATGGTTTATTGCTTTCCTTTTTATTGGGATGCTTCTTTGCTACACCTTTTTTCTTTGCCTTCGTTATAGTAATAACGGATTCTGTTTTCTTTTTCATTTGCCTTTCTTTAAAAATTCACTTCTCCATTTCCATAATGTATAGCCAATTGCTAATAGTAAAGAAAATAATTTTAAAGCATTTTCAATATCGGTAAATGTAATCGCAATAGCAATAAAATGCAATACTGGAACGTCAAGGTAATCTAATAATTTAGTCATAATGGAGAGATGTTTTTAAGTTAAATAAATATAATTTTCGCCATCACAATCTACGCTAATAATGGTTTGTTTTTCTTTTTCTGTTAGTTCTCTTTCAGGATAAACAACAATGTTTTCAACTGTCTTTCCTTTTTCATCAATACTTTTTATAGTATTTTTTACTGCTTTAATTGTTATCATTATTCCTCAATTAATAAACGTGCATTATCTACTCTAACTGAATCACCTACTACTCCTGCTTTACCTGTAATTACAATGTATTTACCACTCAAATTAATATTTATATCCGTTCTTGCTGTTGAAGATAATGCTTCGGTAGCAGCAGATGCTGTAGCAGGAAATACTGAATTGGCAGTTACTGAATTTTTGTTTGTTATATCTCTATTGAATGGAGCAAATAAAGATGCTGCAATAAAGTTACTTAATGCAATCTGAACTGGTGAGCCACTTAAATCAGGTGTAGTATTATAGTACATTTTAAAAACTGCATTCGAACCCGTTCCTACCTTACCACATTGAGCCATTATTTTTAACGTAGTGTTTGCTCCTAATGTAGGAACTAATAAAGTCTTTAATACTGTCTCCGCTGTTGTTGCACTTGTTGATGCATCGGTGTTACTTTGTACTGATACCTTTCTTATTCTTGTATCTGTTAATGCTGAATTACTTGTTTCAACTATTCCTAATGTTGCAGCAGTTTTATTCTTCCACAAACTTGTAGAACTTTCGTATGCTAAAATATCCTTATCTGCTTCACTTGTTAGTAAAGTGTCATGAAGCTCTTCAAGTTCATAACCATTATCTACCTTAACATAGATAGTACCTTGTGTTATATGCGAATAAACTACATAACCAATAACTATTAAATGTAGAGGTGATAGAGGTTTTACATTTGTTATGTTTCCTGCTGTTGTTCCACTTAAATAAAGTATATCACCATCTGCCCACGTTTCAGATTGTAAACTTCCCGTTGTATTAATACCTCTTACTAATCCACTTGTAGTTATAAATCCTTCTTGGTTGTTTGCTATTGTTTCGGTTACTAATCCTATCGTCTCAGCAGATAATACATCATTTGTTGCTAATGCTAAATCTACTTTTAATCTTTGACCTTGTGACCCCGTTACTCTTACCGCTTGATAATTTGCTTCTAATAAAGTAATGTTTGTCGCAGTCTTATTAACTACTCTTACTACTTGCTCTTGACCGATTTGTAAAGTTACATTCCCACCTTTTAATTTTAAATCTAATGTTCCATCAGTATCATTGTAGTACATTGAACCTGCTGCTGTCGGTAGATTTGTAGGTGTATTATCAAATTCCAAATTCCCTAACTGAATACCAAACTCCCCTAAATTAACATCTGATGCTGCACCAGTATAAGGAACTTTATCTCCTAACTGCGTCTGTATAGAACTTGTAGCATCTAAGTAACTAAGCTGTGTTTCTGTTGTAGAACTTGTTTTTACCTTATTATTAGAATCTGTTACTAATACTTTACTCGCTACACTTGTACTACCTAATAATAAAATATCACCGGAAGATGTTCCGAAGTTTTTATTAAAAGCTGTGTTCTTTGCAAATGCAGGTTCTACTCCTGTAAGATTTATTGTTAATGCCATTATGCAGTTATATTAAATGTTTCTGTTGCAAAATTTGTCGATGATCCACTCTGATTCAATACCCCGTTCACATAGATTTCATATGTTCCTGAACAGCTTCCTGCTGTTGTTGTGTAACTTCCTCCTGCTGCTACTGTTGTTATAATCGTTCCGGTTGAACTGTATATGGTTACAACTGGACAGACAGCACTCGGTGATACATTACCTACATATGGCATTGCACATCGATCACTTGTGAATGGCAGAACAAAAGCTATACTCATCTTCCATCCCGATACACTATCCACGAATCTTTCTGTGAAATCTTCCAATGTACTTACGTTATCCTGAAAGTTCCAATCGTAAGATGGATGCTTTAACTGTGCTAAGAAATCCTTTGCAATACTCAACTGATCCGATAGTACCTCTGTCTCGTTCACTTCGCCATTCTTCACAGCATCCATAAACAGCAAAGAGAACTTATAAGTCTCTGTCTTTGCAGAAGTACTTACATCCACTCCTTCTAATGTTACCCAATTTAATGGATACTGAATGTCACCACTTGCAGCTATCTCCCAAATGTCACCAAATCCCCATGTATTAACCTGGAGGTGATTATTTGCTATTTCTTGAAGCTGCTGAACTATTTGATTTAATGTCATTCTTTTTCTTTATAAAATAGTCCTTAACTTTTTGTTCTACCTTCTTAGATATGTCTCTTTTCATTTAGCAATTGTTTAGTTTACCATAATCAATATCTAATCCATAACTATTCAGACCTTCCCCTAAATACCACCCTTGAGTAAAATTATTAACCACCGGTTGAACTGTATCGATACCATTCCCTGCATCATTGTATAATGGATAGGTAGTATCGTTCTCTAATAAGTACCTGGTAATACGATCAGAATAGAACTCTGCTCTATCCTTAAAGAATGCCATTAATCTATCTAACTCAGCTACTCCGATTGTCTCAGCATTCTCAGAACTGCGAGTAACTACTCCCTTGTTCATGATCTTATACTGTAAGATATACGCTCCATCATGTAACACCCAATACTTTAAAGCAGGTGATACATAGGTATCTAATAAGGTCTTATAGCCAGTGGTTGAATTGACTGTATTGTTAGAGATCTTACTCTTTAAGTCATTGTATAAAGCTGTGCCTAATATAGATAAGATACGGATATCTTGTGTCTCTAAGATACTTGAACGCAATAACTTGATGTCTACATTCTCATCGATATAGGATGTATCTTTAATGTACTGCTCTGATATAAATAATATTTCTGCCATTTTAATTTGTTTTTATTACTACTTGTTTCCAAAGATGTCTACAAAATGGAACACTTACACCGCCTTTATTCCACCATCCACCTCTAGACTCCCACACATCTAATCCCTGTTCATTGTTTAATGTTTCAATCTCTGATCGTGAGTATAACTTATCTTTGTTTAATAAATCAACACAGAAATCTCTGCTATTCTTTTTGTCTGTTGCATCGAATCCTGCTCTCCATCCATAACGATACTTAACTTCGATATTGTCAGTCTTTGAATCTTCACTTGCTTTCTCGCCCTTCTTTGTTGGTTCACTTCCCGAACTTAAATAACCCCTCTCAACTAATGATGTAATGATGTCATTTACTTCGGCTGTGCTAATCTTTAATACCTTTGCGATACTCTCGCTTGGCGTTAATACATCCTTGCTTAAAAGGTCTATAATAGCTTTCTCATTAGTCAGTAATTCTTCAGCAAATTTCTCTTTCTTAAATGTCTCAATACAATCCTCATCGCTCTGCCCTTCATAATCTCTTTCGTATAAGATGGTACAATCAGATGCCTTTATTCCGATGTTATCGAACCACTGATGTTCACACTTTTTTTTTTCAGCACTAAATAATGATGGTTGTTTTGATGTTGGCATTAATCCCACTAATCCTCTAATCTCATCGGCTGTCATACTTTCGAGAACCTTATTCGCTACTAATGGACTTAATGTATTAATTGCATCGATTACAGCTTGACCTGCTTGTGTTTTATCTTGTGTTAATGGTTTTAATCCTAACAGTTCTCTAACTTCTTGAGGTGTATATGCTTGTTGAATTAATGATTCAGGAATACTACTTTTTAATGGTGTTGATTTAGCAAAGTAGATATAATTAGCAATACCAAAGTAAGAAGAGAACTCATTGATAATATCCTCTAAGATTCCTTGTCTGATAGAAATGTATGTCGATTGGAATAACTCATAGGCATCTAACATCTCATTCCTTTGCCCTAATGCTCCTTGTGTTGATACCCCAAATAACACTGGACTAACTATGTTATGCGATGTGAATATCTCCTGATCAACTCGTTTGCCTATCTCAATGAACTGCTTATCTAAATCATTCGGACTGAATGACTGTATTGTAGGTGCATTATCTTGAGATGCGTTGAACGTAATCACTAACCCACCTGCTTTATCTGTTCCGGTAGCTTTCTGCTTTATCTGTCTTTCAATCCTT